TAGTGCCATTCAATAGTAACAATGCTCTGTCGTGCCATAGATAACCTACCCAAGCCCAACCTATAGTACCAATAATTGAGAATACTACATCAAATATTCTTGGTACTTCTTCTACACTTCTACACATAACGGCAGTAAGAATAAAGAAACTAGCAACCCATTTTACATACCACGATAGGTCACCTTTTGGTGTAATCTTTTTATATACTCTACTAGAATTTAATTGTTTAATCTTATCATCTAGTTTTTCATCAAGTGGTTTAATTTCGTTAGGCATTTACAAATACATCCTTCATCACATCTCTCATTTCTACCAAATTATATTGTACAAACGGTCTTACCTTTTTTAATTTCTTACTCACTCCTGGCCAAACAATTTTCTCTTCAATTTGATTATCCCATTTACGGCTGAAGTTAATAATTCTGTCAATGATGTATAAAGTTTGGAAACTAATTTTCTTTCTGAGATATAATCGTAAAAGTCTAGGATGTTGCCCGCCAACCACGCCCAAGCCATCATCAAAAGAAAGGCTATTAGAAGTAAAGTCATCAACAACCAATACGCAATCATTTCGAAAAAAGTAACGATAACTGTCTTGGTACTTTTTCCATTTAGTATATTCCTCAGCGCCGTCATTCTTTAAAAGGTCCCCAACCCACTTATTACTAACAAGAAAATTACAAACAAAATAATGAGTAATCTCTCGTTCAGTATATCGCTTAGAAAGCTTGTGAAAAAAATGCCTATCATTGCGTTTTGTAAAGCTTTCAAGTTTGACATTAACTTTTCCACCATACTTTGAATAGTCATAACTATCGGAAGTAAAATGATTTTTGACTGCCAAATATTCTTTATAAACTTCAAATCCACCATACATACTTTATATTCTTCGTTTTCGTCGAAACAGGAAAATGGTCTTTCATATGTCTAGCAATCTCGTATGTAACTGTTCTTGTTTCTTCTTGTGCATCTGGTTTATTTCTCAGATTACATACACGAGCAAATGCATATACTGTACCTGACCAGTACCATTCGGTCATCATACTTTGAGGTAATATCATTCTAGCCATTTCTGGTGCAATATTGGCCTCTAACATTTGATTATATACTGACTTACACGCCATAGTAATATCTGTAATATCAAACTCTACTTCGGTATCTGCACTACCTTGCTTTTTGTTTTCTGCCTTTTCACGCCATAGAAATGGCATATAAAATTCTGGTTCATCATCTACATATCTACGACTAACTTCGTTCCACACCAAACCTACTTGGTGTTTTACCAATTGTCGTGCAACAAATACTGGTGCTTTAATTCTAAACTGTAATGAAGCGTGACCAAATGGTGACCAATGATTATGTTCTGCTAGATACTTAATCAACTTCTCATCTTTATCATCAAATACATCTTTGGTTTTTGCAAACGATACTCTGGCTGCATTTACCACGGATAGGTCACTACCCATTTTGTCAATAACTTCTACATTCACACCGGTAACCTCGCTGTCTTTTTCTCTTTTAATAAATTGGCGTCTAAAGCTTCTGCTTTGATTTTTTCTTTTAGATTTTTGGAAACTAATCTTGTGACGGTTTCTATCTCTATCTTGTTCTCTTCACAATACCATACGATAGCGTCCATATAACTGATTGGTCGTTTCTCTTTTACAATCCCCTCTATCATTAAACTAAATTCTTTACTATTCATTTTCACCTTTCTGGTTATTATAAAAGTGTGGAGTGTTTCTGTTTCCAAGTACACTCCACGAAACTCAGCAGTTTTTAGGCTGCAAGGGCAAAGTTTTCGTTGCCATTTAAAAATGCGTTTAAGTTCGCCAACTATTACTCTCTTATAAATCTTTCAGCACCTGTCGAACCTACACACCCCCCATAAGCACACTCAAAGAATGTGTTTATGGTGGAGGTGGAGGGAGTTGCACCCTCGTCCAGTATACCTATTGCATTTATCGTCAACAAGTAATTCTATGAAGCATTTTCACTATTGTAATTGTCGTAAAAATACTTAATCTCAGTTTTCAATTTCTCTATATAGTCTTTCTTATCTTTTATGAAAGCCTTAGCAGAACCATCTTCACTTGCCATAAGAATAACAATCTGGTCAATTGGTGTACCAAATAGTTCTTCATACATAACTGCATAAGCAGTACATTGCATATAGTAACTTTCATTCCAAGCATCTGTACGCTCTTTATTGGCTGTCTTAAAGTCAATAACAGAAAGTTTACCATTGTATTCAGCAATACAATCTACTTGACCAGCCAGTGTCAATTGTTTACTATACAAAATAGTTTCTAAACAATGTACATTATCAACTTGTGCAAGATATGGCTTCATAATAGTAAAGAGGCCAAGTGGTAATACATCTCTTGTAGAAGGTGTTTCGCCTTTTAGATACTCTTCAATAAGTGTGTGAGTTGCTTTACCTCTACGAGCGGCACGAGCCATCTCCCATTTAGCGGCCTCTTCACCTACATTTTTACGCCACGCCAACAGGCCTGGTTTTGGTCTGAATCCTAATACGGAAGTGACAGACGGAAACGCCTGGCCATCAACCTCATAAAATCGCATACCATTAATTCTTTTGCCTTTGGTTTGTGGCAGTTTGGTTTCGTCTAGTGTTACAAAATTTTTCATAATATTCTCCGTATTTGTATTGTTTAATATATCATTGTATTCGTATTTTGGCAAGCCTTATATTGACCTGTATAACTGCAAATGGTCATTAATTAATTCGGGACTGTTTCTCAACTCTTCCCGTTTCTCTTTTCAGCTAGGATTGTAACTTTCATATTTGGTTTTACCACTTTCATCTCTATATGCTCTTAAAATCTGTTTTCTATTGTCTTCAGATTTATACGAACAATGGATCCAACCACTGTTTGGTTCATCAATATTATGAAATTCCAAAATCAATTGGTCAAATTCTAAATTATCAGCAATGTACTTGCATAGTTCAGCATTGCTCACTCCATAGATTTCGAAATCAGCCGCCTCCCCTTTAGCGTGCTGTGAATTGACACTTGAGCCAATCTTAACACACAATTCAGGACTACGATAGCCACTAGATATGGTTACAACCTTACCATAATGGTCACGGACCTTTTGTAATACATTCTCGCAAAGAGCTTTCATATTATTCATATGGTCTTCGCTTGGATTATTATTAATCCCATGTCTAGCTGCCGTTTGTGAAGCAGTCATTTCTTTTAAACTAAAGTTCTTACTTAGTTGCATGGAGTTTTTCCTTTACTTTTAATTTGAGTTTCTTCATCTCTTTTATTTTAGTCCATAATGTAGAAGACCTGTTCACATGTCGTTGCTTTTCAAGTTCGTTAACTTCTTTTTTCAACTCTTTGTGTTGTGCCTTTATATTCATACTACCCCCTGGTTAGTTTTAGTATCTTTTCAATTTGTGCTTTGATGATTGGTGCTCTATTTGGCCAATGAATATATGGCTCATCACTCTTCATCAAATTGTATAGAAACGGTAAAATTACCTTTTCTAAATCTTTAAATCGTGTTTCATATGCCTCGTTGTTGACCTCTTCGGTAATAGTTTCTTTCTCGGCCACAATCTGCATAATTTCATTCATCATACTTTTGATTGATGATACATCTGAATTCAACTTAGATAGTTCTAAATTTGAATTTTCTATTACTGTAGGGTCAATAGATGGCACCGTTTCTGCTGGTTTTGCAACAGGTGTCATACCCCAATCTTCATCAAGGTCAAAACCACGCATATAATCAGGTATATCTGCCATTACTTACCTCTCTTTTGTTGTGATTGTCGTTTTCTATGTTTATCTAAAACTTGTTGTGTCTTTACTTCTTTAATACTTCGTTTACCGTATTGACTAGCAAATTCTGATTGAGGGTGTGCTTCAGCAATTCTACTTTGCATCTCCCTCCAACCATCATCATTTTTCATTCTACCAATACCAACAATACCGCCACTAATAGCAGGTGCTTGTGCTATAAATTGTTCTAAATGAGGATTGTCTTTTTTAAATTTATCTAAATCTGCAATAGACATAAACTCCTCGGTTTCTTTACCTGTTTTTTTATTCCTAAAATTATATGTTGGCACTACTTACTCCAAAAATTTAAATATAACAAATAAGGCACCAGTATTGGGTAAACTATATGTTCTATTAATTCATATACTACCAATAATGATAATACAATTGCCCATATCTTAGATGTTCTAGCCTTTTCTGACACTTTAGAAAATATCTTACTGTGCCACAAACCTATCTTCGATATAATTTTATTCATTCGGTTTGAATGGGTCTTTCTTCTTAAAGTATTTATTAATTACTTCAAGTTGGTCATGGTATTCTGCAATAACCTTTAGTTCTTTTTCAACTGCCTCTAAAATATCAGGATGTTCACCGACACCAGCTGCATTTGAAAGATATACTTCAACATTCATTCTGTGTTTTGCAATGTGACCTTTTGCGTGGTCAACAATAGCTTCAATCATATTTTCTCTATTATATTCGTTTGCCATTTATATGTTCCTTCCTAAATTAACGATTGTTCTTGTGCTTTCTGTACACCATCTATGTACCATTCTGGTACACTTGCCGGACTTTTCCAAGTGGCAAATCTTTGTTTCTCAAAAATGTAATACTTTCGATAACTTGCAACACTATCACCTGCAATCTTACAATAGTCTGGCATTGCTGGTGTTGGTTCTGTTGCAACTTTATTTAGTGAGATATTTTTAGGCGGATACATCAAAGCACCTTCTAACAATTGAATTGTTTTGTGGTCTAGTATATGACCATATCTCATTTTAAATTCTGTGTTCAACGCCATCATGTGTTTGTATAACCAATGATAGTTGTAGGCACTTTCCATAACCCATAATGTACTAGGGTGTCCTGTGTGACATGCCTTGTACAGTGTATGTTCCATGTTAGAATTAGGATGTCGCCATCTTTTAATTCTACGGCCTGCTTTTGTCTTATCTGTGTATTCTGTACCGTCAATCATACGGTGTGCTGTAGATAGCATCTGAGCGCTTTCTACAATCATCTTACACACATGCTTATCACAGGCCATTTGAGCTGCAACTTTAGGGTCTTT